TGTCGTAATCATCGTGGTCGTAGCTGGAGCAGTGGTCGTCGATGGCACGCTCGATGCCAGCATCAACGTAGTTGTTGACCTTCTCCCACAGCCACTCGGCGTTGTTCATGGCCTCTACGATCTGTGCAGGGGTGACGTTGGTCTGCACGTTGGTGGTCTGCTCGAACAGCTTGGCCTCGGTCAGCTTGGTCTCCAGCGCCACCACCCGGGCCTCCAGCGTGGTGTCCGTGCCGATGGCGGGGTTGTTTTCCAACGCAGCGACACGGTCGGTCAGCGCACCCTCCAGCACCCGAAGGCGCTCGTGCCTGTCGGCATTGACGAACTCCAACTTCTCAATACGCTCCACCAGGGGCTTGATAGCCTCGGCAACAGCAGTGGTCAGGGCAGCGGACAGGATTTGGTTCAGATCAAACATGTGAATCTCCTTTGAATGAGGACGACTTGTCCTTGTTGACACTGGTCGGGGCTGGGCCGCAGCCCCCACGGTTGGGGGAGAAACCTCCCCCGGATCAGTTACTCTTCAGAATGCGCTCAGCACAGCGGCAGCAGACATACGCCTTGAACGGAGTGCCGTCTAGATCAGCGTAGCCCGTGCCATCGTCGTGCACGAACGCACCGCACTCGCCCATGACGGTGCCCGTGCCAGGGGCTACGCATCGGCCTAACTCCCACGCGCCTCCGGGGCCGAACATGGGGATAAACACCTCCGCTGAGAAGCGGCTCTGCGGTACAGGTACTAGTCTCATTTGCATTCTCCTTCCTTGGTAGTGAGCGCATCCTTGATGCGGGCGTAGGCTAGTGGGTTCTGCGGGTTGCCATAAGGATCGTGTGCAACAAGGTCGTAACACTTGGAGCAGAACGTCCCGTTGATACCGTAGTACCCACGCAGGTGCCAGAACTGATTGGTCTGCGTTGTGTTGCAGTTACTGCAAGTCATCACTCTCTCCTCATGGGGTCAGATGACCCCGAACATCAGTAGCAACGCGGCTACCACGCAGACAATCACAAGACCAAACTCATCAGGCTCCATTGCTTTCTCCTTTCAATGAGGACACCATGTCCTCGTTAATCTGCAGGAACAACGGATCTCTCGACAGCGCACGGCCACGAGAGTTAACGCATGCTGCGTACAGCCTAGCCAGTGCACGGCACGTCTCCGGGTAGAGGAGCTTGGTGAGCGGGGGTAGCTGCGTTGTGCTCGTGGCCCGCGTTCGCAGGTCCTTGGCTACCAAGACCGCATCAGTCAGCGCCGCCTCGTACGCTTCGAAGAAAGTCAAGCGCTCAGGTGTGACGTACAGGGCCAGCTTGCCCTTGCGGCACCAGTCGAGGTCCATCTTCAGCCGGTGCATCAGCGGTGCCCACGCCTGCGTCCGCGCAGCGCTGTGCCTGCGCTTGGCCCCCATCACCCGGCGGCGTTTCTCTTGTGCAACCTCGGCCTTGTTCAGCCGGTTCACCCGGGCAGGCGTTGCGAAGGGACGCTCATTGTCCACAGCCAGCGTCCGCTCCTCGGGCGTCATGTCCTCAAGCGCACGCTCAGGCTCACACCTGATGCACAGCGTGCGCAGCAAGTGCTTGCTACCCCACCACTTGCGGAACTCATGCAAGCGCAGGGTCGTGCCACAGCCCGGGCAGGTGGCCTGCACATCCAGGCGTGTGAACCGTTGGTAATAGTCAGCGGTCATCCGAACCTCCTCAACCCCACCACCTCAGGCAAGAACGGCGGGGGACCGTGTGGCAACTCCCTCTGCGGGTCAGCCGCGTCGTACAACTCCATGAGACGGCGCAGCGTCTCGGGCGAAAAGAAATAGTCCATCGGCTGCGAGTGGTTGCCCCACTTGCGCATGTCCTCGATCCGACGCTGGATGGACTGGAGCAGCGCCGAATACACATCGAGGAACTCACACCATGCGGGTGATGAGCGTGGGGTCTGGACGCAGCGCGTCTGGGCACACCACGCCTGCGCTGCGGACAACTTGGTCAGCGTGGCACCCCACGCCTTGCGTCGTAGGTGCTTGGACGGTGGCGGCATAGGCGCAGCGGGGGGAGGGGGTGGTCGATAAAGCGCAGGCTCGGGCTCACTCGCCTCGCATTCCACGCAGAAAGGGCGTTGGATGAAGTTCCCCTCGTACCATTTCAGGAATTTATTGACGTGCTTGCGCCGCTGACATCGAGCGCAACGAGGGGAAACACGGTCGTAAAAAGGCAGTGACATGGGCGTTCTCCTGGGGGTTGAAAGAGGACAAAGCGTCCTTTTTGTCTAGCGCTTGACAGTTTGCGTCCACTAAAAACCGGCTGCGTCCACGTAGTAGCTGCTCTGACAGGCACCTTCACAAGTGTAAGTGGTTGTCGCGCCATAGTAAAGTAGTGAACTAGGGTCAGGTATTCCTTAATTTCAAAATCCAAACACACAGACGAGGGGAAAGAGGAAAAAAGAAAAAGGCGGGCGGGCTCATGGACACAGGCACGTGCCCATCCCTATACATATATAAATATAAGTAATCTATATCTATATATATAAGAGAAAGCCCTGGCCAATCAACCACTTAGGTGGGGCAAGGCGCTAGTCAGAGCGTCGAATACGCGGACTCGCGTCCACGAGGTCTTTTTTACCCCGGAAATGAGAATCGTTCTCATTCGCGTTCTCATTCGCATTGCGCTTCGCAGCACGGGCAGCGCGGCGCTGCTGCACGGCACGGGCTTGCGCCTTGGCTTCGCCTTTGAAGGACTTGCTCATGGCTGCGCCCTCCGTGCCGCCTTGCGGGCAGCACGCGCAGGGTTCCTGCGCTGCACGACGGGCTCGGTCTTGTTGCTGGCCTGCGGGAGCAGGCGCTTGATCTCGCGGTCACGCATGACACCGCGCACGGCGAGGATGAGGTTGGTTTGCATGGTCTTTCTCCTTGGTTGAAAGAGGACACGAGGTCCTCTTTGGTTTACTTGGCCGCGAAGGCCTCGGCCACAGCCTGGGAAGCCAGACGCTTGGCACCCTTGTACTCGTTGCACATCTTCACAAGTCGCGCAGCCAGCGCAGCGATATCGGCAGGGACTTCGATCTCTTCCTTGGCATCGGTAGTCTCGCCCTCGGCCTTGGCTGACACCTGGGCATCGGCGTCGCCGGTCAGGTCGTCCATGAGACGCTTGAATGCCTTGTCTGCCTTGGTGAAGGCAGCGCTGTCACGGTCCAGCACTTGCTGGCCCTTGTTTCGGTTGCTGGTGGACACGACGATGGCGATGCCGTACTTCTTGCTGATCCACTGCATCACGACGGGCCTTGCGTCTTCTGCGGTGGTGAAACCCGCATCCATCATTGACTGTCTGAACACTTTCGTCGCAGTGTTCAGGGTGAGCACGAATGCGTCGATGGCAGCAAGGGCTTGATTGACGTTAGACATAGCAAAACTCCATTGAAGTGAATAAGGACATCATTGTCCGCTTTGCCGACTCGACCACCGAATCGACACCTAAAGTATACCATATGGGGGTATTTCTTTCCCTTTTGCCGTAGCCTGGAACCCACCGTACCCGGGGGGAGCCATGTATGCAGCAAGGTACTGCGTCGTTGTATGAACACGAATCCCCAACCACACTACACAAATTTTTCAAACTTCAGTTCCGTACTTTATTTTTCTCCCACCCCTATACTACACAAAAAATACAAAACTATTCCCGCCAGCTTATTTATGTGTACTAAACACACCCCTAACACATCTTCTACAAACCGCAGCAAAATTTTCTACAAAATCCCAGACTTTTTCTGTCCAACTCTTGACACTACCATACAAAAAAATGCCTCGGGTGTCCGAGGCATTAAAAGGAGCCTTGCGGCTACCTCAGGGAGAAAGCAAGTAGAGAACTTGCAAGGAGACAAGTCCGACTGTACACTGCGCCCAACTCGGGCGCAAGCCCTGCGACAACATGCTGGACCACCTTCTTGACTTCGAGCCCGCCGTCTGCGGCACTGCAGACACTGTGCCGTTGGAAAAAACCGATCCGCAAGCGCTCATCAACGCGCAGCACGAGACGGCAAACTGGCTCGAGTCTATGGGAGCGCCCACTGCCGACATGGCAGATGCCGCCGCAGCCTCCTCGTTGGCGCAGAATGCGTTCCAGGCGCTCGTCAAGCCCGACACCGATCCCAAGCAGAAGGCAGCGCTTCTCGCGCTCAAGACGCCCGCTGCGGTGCGGCACCTCACCGGCATGCTCACAGCCTATGACTGGGAGTTCGTCAATCAGGCCAAGGAGCTTCGAGGTTACGCGGTGTCGAAGATCCTCGAAGAGGTAGAGCACCCGGATGCCCGCATCCGCCTGCGTGCCTTGGAGCTACTGGGCCGGGTCACTGAGGTGGCGCTCTTCACCGACAGAGTTGAGGTCAAAAAGACGGACATCACGGATCAGGAGCTTGAGAGCAAGCTCAAAGAGAAGTTGGCGCGGTTCATGGGCGTGGTCGATGCCACCCCAACGGACGTAACTCCCCTGCTCAGCAATGAAGCTGCCTGATTTCCTGACGCCCAAACAGGCACAGGCCATCCAGGCCGCGCTCCCCACTATGAGTGTGCGGGAGAAAATGGAGCTTTTTGACCTCCTAGAAGAGAAAGAACGCCGACATAGCCTCACTGCTGCGCAAAACAGCCTCTTAGGCTTCGCTCATTTTAGCTATCCAGGCTTCAAAGAAGGCGCTCACCATAGAAAGCTTGCACAAATTTTCGAAGAAGTGATCTCAGGCGTTAAACGCCGGGTGATTATCAACATCGCGCCTCGTATGGGGAAGTCGGAGTTCAGTTCTTACCTGTTTCCGGCCTACTTTTTGGGCAAATTCCCGCACAAAAAGATCATCATGGGGACGCACACGTCGTCTCTGTCAGAAGACTTCGGTCGGCGCATCAGAAACCTCATCGAAACGCCCGAATACAACACCATTTTTCCCGATACGCAGGTCTCAGAGGACCAAAAAGCGTCAGGTAAGTGGTCTACGAGTGCCGGAGGTCAGTATTACGCTGTTGGCGTCGGTGGTAGCATCGCCGGTCGAGGCGCTGACCTCTTCGTCATTGACGATCCGCACTCAGAACAGGACATCAAGGCGGGCACGCGCACGCCGTTCGACGCTGCATGGGGTTGGTTCCAGACAGGGCCTCTGCAGCGCCTGATGCCAGGGGGTGCGATCATCGTGATCATGACCCGGTGGTCCCAGCTAGACCTCACGGGCATGCTGATCAGCCACCAGATCAAGAATCCCGACGCCGACAAGTGGGAGATCGTGGAGCTTCCGGCCATCCTGCACGAGCACACGCCGCAGGAGAAGTCTTTGTGGCCTGAGCAGTGGCCCCTGGAGCAGCTTCAGGCCAAGCGTGCGGGCATGGACCCGAGGTTCTGGCAGGCGCAGTACATGCAGAACCCCACCTCGGAGGTGGCAGCGGTCATCAAGCGCGAGATGTGGAAACTTTGGGAGCCTGAGAAACCGCCCAAGTGCGAGTACATCATCCAGTCGTGGGATACCGCGCACGAGACCAAGACCAGCGCTGACTACAGCGCGTGCACCACATGGGGTGTGTGGTTCAACGAGGAAGATAATGATAATGCCCATATCATTCTTCTAGACGCGATCAAGGGACGGTGGGCATTCCCTGATCTTAAGAAACGCGCTACCGAGTACTACAAGGAGTGGGAGCCTGATGCGTGTCTGATCGAGAAAAAAGCCGCTGGAGCGCCGCTCATTCAGGAGCTTCGGGCGATGGGCATACCCATCAGCGAGTTCAGCCCCAGCCGAGGCAAGAACGGCACCAGCAACGACAAGGTGGTGCGCCTGAACGCGGTGTCCGACATGTTCACCTCAGGCCGTGTGTGGGTGCCAGACACCCGCTGGGCGCGAGAGCTTGTGGAGGAGGTCGCGGCCTTCCCCGCTGGTGAGCACGACGACTATGTTGATACGATGACCCAGGCGCTCATGCGCATGCGCAACGGCGGCTTCATACGCCTGCCGTCCGATGAGCCCGAGGAGCCCCGACACTTCCGTAGCCTGCGACGGGCTGCGTATTACTGAAAGAACCTGACATGGCAACGAACTTCGACCCCGCGATGATGCCCCTTGACACTGCCCTCATGGGCGATGAGCCCGCCATCGAGATTGAAATCGAGAACCCGGAAGCTGTCAGCATCGGCATCGACGGCTTAGAAATTGACCTCATGCCGGAACCTGAGACTGCGGACACATTTGACGCAAATCTTGCGGAGTACATGGACGACGGGGAGCTTCAAACCCTGGCTTCTGAGTTGATTGACCTCGTAGATGCGGACATCAACAGTCGCAAAGACTGGACAGATATGTTTGTCAAGGGCCTAGAAGTCCTTGGCATGAAGTACGAGGAGCGTACTGAGCCCTGGAACGGGGCTTGTGGGGTGTATTCGCCTCTTCTGACGGAAGCCGCGATCCGTTTCCAGTCTGAAATGATTACCGAGACCTTCCCGGCGCAAGGTCCGGTGAAAACTCAGATCATTGGGGCGGTTGACCGGCTAAAAGAAGAGGCGGCAGAGCGAGTTCGTGACGACATGAACTACATGCTGACCGAGCGGATGATTGATTACAGGTCCGAGCATGAGCGGATGCTGTACTCCCTTGGCCTTTCTGGTGCTGCGTTCAAGAAGATCTACCCGAACCCCAGCACAGAACTACCTGCGGCTCCGTTTGTCCCGGCTGAAGACCTTGTGATGCCGTATGGGGCGTCAAACGTGTACACAGCAGAGCGTGTGACTCATGTCATGCGCAAAACTGAAAACGAGATCAAGAAACTACAGGTAGCAGGTTTCTACAAAGACGTAGAACTGGGTGAGCCTGTCAGGTTCTTCACTGACATTGAGAAGAAAAAGGCAGAAGAGCAAGGGTATACCCTTACCGACGATGATCGGTATCAGGTATTGGAGATCCACGTAGACTGGGACATGCCGGGGTACGAAGATGAAGTCCCTTTGCCGTATGTGGTCACGGTCGAAAGAGGAACCAACACCGTCCTATCTATCCGGCGAAACTGGAACGAAGACGACGACAAGAAACTCAAGCGACAGCACTTCGTCCAGTACACGTACATTCCTGGTTTTGGTGCTTATGGTCTGGGTTATATCCACCTTATTGGTGGTTATGCTCGCGCTGGCACTTCCATCATCCGGCAATTAGTGGATGCTGGCACCCTGTCCAACCTGCCGGGTGGTCTGAAGTCTCGCGGCCTTCGGATCAAGGGCGATGACACACCGATTGCTCCGGGTGAGTTCAGGGATGTGGATATTCCTTCGGGGAGTGTGCGTGACAACATCATGCCGCTTCCGTACAAGGAACCAAGCCAAGTTTTGGCGGCTTTGCTCCAGTCAATTACTGAAGACGGACGAAGGCTTGCGTCGGTAGCGGACCTCAAGGTCAGCGATATGAGCGCCCAGGCTCCTGTTGGGACAACGCTGGCAATTTTGGAGCGGCAACTCAAGACAATGAGTGCTGTCCAGGCGCGGGTTCACGCTTCGCTTCGGATGGAGTTCAAGCTCCTCAAGGGCATCATTCGGGATTTCCTGCCTGCGGACTATTCCTACACGCCGGAGGGTGGTGATCGGTCGGTCAAGCAATCTGACTACGACCTTGTTGAAGTAATTCCCGTGAGCGACCCGAACGCCGCCACGATGGCGCAGCGGATCATGCAGTACCAAGCTGCACTGCAACTGGCTCAAGGTGCCCCGCAGATTTACGACCTTCCTCAACTTCACCGGCAGATGCTTGAGGTGTTGGGTATCAAGAACGCCGAGCGGTTGGTAGCAGTTCCGGAGGATCAGAAGCCTCAAGATCCGGTGACGGAAAACATGAACGTCCTGAGGGGGAAACCTCTCAAAGCGTTTGCGTATCAAGACCATGATGCGCACTTGATGACGCATCAGTCGTTTATGCAAGATCCTAAGGTTATGTCTACTGTAGGACAGAACCCAATGGCTCAAGGGATGATGGCCGCGCTCATGGCTCACATTGCAGAACACGCTGCATTTGCGTACAGGGCTCAAGTGGAGATGTCGTTGGGTGTACCTCTGCCCGCCTTGGATGACGAGTCAAATGCACCGATAGCACCTGAAGATGAGAAGGCCCTAGCTCCGCTGATTGCCGCAGCCGCTCAGAGGACGATGGTGCAGAACCAAGCAATGGCCGCGCAGATGCAGGCCCAGCAGCAGGCTCAAGACCCGACGTTACAGATGCAGCAAGCTGAGTTGCAGTTGAAGCAAGCCGAGATGCAACGTAAAGCTCAAAACGACCAGATGGACTTCCAAATTGCTCAGCAAAAACTGCAGCTTGAAGCACAGCGCTTGCAGCTTGAAGCCCAAAAGAACCAGGGCGAAGGCCCTCGTTTGGAAGCCGTGCGGGCGCAGCAGGCTCTGCAGCACAAAGAGCAGGCACATCAACAGAAGATGCGCCAGCAGATGCAGTCCGATGCGATCAAAACTCGGCAGCAGATGATGCGTCAGCAAAAACCTCAGGCTAAGGAGTAATCATGACTACTGCGTTTGACGTAGTTATAAAAGAATTGGAAGAGCGCCGCGAAACCATCGCGCAGGCGCTTATCTCAGGCGCGGCAAAAGATTTTGCCGAGTACAAATTCATGACGGGTGAAATCCAGGGTCTTTCACGTGCTCATGCCTTCATAACCGACCTTGTGCGAAAGATGGAAAACGACGATGAGTGAACTACTTCTGAGCGACGGCCAAAACACAACCGTGTTGCCGCAAACTGATGAGGAAAAGGCCCGACAAGTGCCTGATCCTGTGACCTACCACTTGCTCTGCGTTCTGCCCAAAGCGGAAGAAGAGTACGAAAGTGGGCTGGTCAAAGCAGGGCAGACCATGCACTTTGAAGAGGTAATGAGCCCGGTGCTGTTTGTTGCCAAGATGGGACCAGACTGCTACAAAGATCCACTTCGATTCCCGTCAGGTCCATCCTGCAAGGTGGGCGACTTCGTGCTGGTTCGTCCCAATTCTGGTACGCGACTGAAGATCCACGGCCAAGAGTTTCGGATCATCAATGATGACTCAGTAGAAGCAGTCGTCCAAGATCCACGCGGCATCAAGCGGTCATAAGGAGTAACACATGACAGAATTCCAATTCCCGGACGAGATCAAGACTGAGAAGAAGGACGCGCCTGAAGAACTTCAGATTGAGATCGAAGGCGAGACCGAGATTGAGGTCGTAGACGACACCCCAGAACAGGACCGTGGGCGCAAGCCCATGAAGGAAGCTCCTGCGGAGGTCACGGACGATGAGCTTGCTCAGTACTCCGAAGGGGTGAAGAAGCGCATCCAGCACTTCTCCAAGGGCTACCACGAGGAGCGCAGGGCCAAAGAATCGGCTTTGCGTGAGCGGGAAGAGGCCCTGCGCCTTGCGCAAAACCTTGTCGAAGAGAACAAGCGCCTCCAAGGCAGTCTCGGCCAAGGTCAGCAAGCTCTGCTTGAGCAAGCCAAGAAGGTTGTTGCCAATGAGGTAGCCTCGGCCAAGGCCAAGCTCAAAGAGGCGCACGAAGCGTTTGATACTGACGGCATCGTTGCGGCGCAAGAGGAGCTTGCCAAGGCGGTGAATAAGGCAGAGCGCGTCAATAATTTCAAACCGGCAGTTGCGCAAGCCCCGGCACCTGTGGTACAACCCGCTCCAAGCGATGCACCGCCTCCTGTAGACGACAAAGCCCGTGCGTGGTTAAGAGCCAATCCGTGGTTTGAGACAAACAACAGGATGCGTGCCATTGCTTTAGAGGTTGACAAAGAACTTGTGAGTAACGGGGTTGATCCAACAAGCGACGACTATTACCAGCGCATCAATCAAGAGGTGCGTCAACTTTTTCCAGATGCGTTCCACTCGGAAAAACGTAAGTCGTCGGTTGTGGCACCCGCCACGCGCAGCGTAGCGCCTAGAAAGATCACGCTGACGCAATCACAAGTTCAAATCGCCAAGCGGCTCGGACT